CGATGAAGCGCAGACGGTTAGCCGGAATAGCTGGAATATCCTGATCCCGACCATCCGCAAGGAAAGCAGCGAGATATGGATCACGTTTAACCCTGAGCTGGAGACGGACGAAACCTACCAGCGGTTCGTGGCCAAGCCGCCTGCTGACGCTGTGGTTCAGAAAATCAACTGGTCTGACAACCCGTGGTTTCCCGAAACCCTGCGGTCTGAAAAGGACTCACTGAAGGCACGGGACGAGGAAGCGTACAACCAGGTTTGGGAAGGGCTATGTCGGCAGACGGTTGACGGGGCGATCTTTGGTGCTGAGATGGCTAAAGCCGAGACGGAGAACCGAATTATGAAGGTGCCGTATGACCCGACCAAGCCGGTTCACGCAGTCTGCGATCTTGGGTGGGCCGATGCTACGGCGTGGTGGTTCATTCAGTTCATCGGGATGGAAACGCGGCTGATCCGCTACTTTGAGGACACCCAGCGCACGATGACCAGCTATCTGGCTGACCTGCAATCCTTTGGCTATGTGTACGACACGATCTGGTTGCCGCACGACGCGCAGAACAAGACGCTGGCTGCGGCAGGTCGGAGCATCGAGGATATTGTGCGGAGCGCAGGGTTTAAGACGCGGGTGCTGGAGCGCGTGCCGGTAGTTGACTCGATTAACGCCGCGAGAACTATCTTCCCGAATTGCTACTTTGATAGAGAAAATACCGCAGATGGTCTAAACTGCTTGCGCCATTACCGCTATGAGGTTGACCCTGATACCGGCCAGTTCAGCAGGAATCCGCTGCACGACAGATATTCGCACGGGGCTGACGCATTTCGGTACATCGCGCTGATGGTGCGGGAACCCGCAAAAGTTAAGAAAAAGCCTGCGGTCGCTTATGCTGGCGGCTGGATGAGCTGAAAGGACAATCATGGCGTTTCAAGACATGGATATGGATGGGCGCATTGGCGAGGCCATCAAATTCCTACGGTTGGTCGGCACTGCTGACAGCCAAAACCGCGCTGAGGCGCTGGGCGATCTGAAGTTTGCTGCTGGCGATCAATGGCCGGTCGAGATTCAGAACAGTCGCAACCTAGAATCCAGACCTTGCCTGACCATCAACAAGATTGACGCTTATGTGCGGCAGGTGACGAACCAGCAACGCCAGCAGCGCCCACGCATCAAGGTGCATCCGGTCAACAACGAGGGCGACCTGAACATTGCCGAAGTCATCGAGGGGATCACGCGGCACATTGAGGTCAATTCCAGCGCCGACACCGCTTACGACACCGCATTCGAGTACGCAGTTAAGATGGGCTGGGGCTACTGGCGAATCAACACAAACTACATTTCTGACGATTCGTTCGATCAGGAAATCTTTATCGACGCGATTGACGATCCGTTCTCGGTCTATTTCGACCCGAACAGCGTGTTGCCTGACGGATCGGATGCCGAGCGTTGTCTGATTACCAGCGTCGTTGCCAAAGAACTATTCCGACAGCAGTATCCTGGCGCTGATGATGGCGCGAACTTTAGCGCACGGGCAACGGGCGATTCTGACGCTGAGTGGGTGACCAAAGAGGACATCCGGCTGGCTGAGTATTGGTACATCGAGCGCGAGAAAGCCACGCTGGTCCTGCTTTCTGACGGCACGAAGGTGTTCCAGGATGAGCTGCCCAGCGCCGAGATGATGGAAGTTAGCGGGATCACGATCCTGGACAAGCGCCCGACGTTCCGCAAGAAGGTCAAGTGGTGCAAGCTAACCGCGATGGAGGTACTTGAGGAACGCGAGTGGCCGGGCAAATATATCCCGATTATCCCGTGCTACGGTGCGCAGGTCGTGGTCGAGGGCAAGCGCAAAAAATACGGCCTTGTCCGGTTCGCTAAAGACCCGCAGCGGATGTTTAACTTCTGGCGCACGGCATTGACTGAATCCATCGCGCTGGCACCAAAACCGAAGTGGCTGATCGCCGAGGGTCAAGACGAAGGCCACGAAAGCGAATGGGCGCTGGCTAACCTTAAATCAACGCCGGTCTTGCGCTATAAGCAAAAAGACATCGAGGGCGTGCCTGCGCCAGTTCCGCAGCGCATCCAGCCGGAGCCGCCGCCCGATGGCATTATGGTTGCGTCGAGCGCGATCAGCGATGACCTAAAGACTGTGCTGGGCATATTTGACCCGTCGCAGGCATTGCCGGGCAACATTTCGGGCAAAGCATTGCAAGGCCAGCAGCAGCAGGTCGATCTGTCGAACTTTCACTTTTACGACAACATGACCCGCAGCATCAAGCACACGGGCAAGATCATCCTCGACCTGATCCCTAAGATTTACGACACCCAGCGCGTGCTGCGGATTATTGGTGTTGATGGCAAGCCTGACATGGTGACGATTAACGAAGTCGAAGCCACGGGCGAAGTCTTAAACGATGTCACGGTCGGCCTGTATGACGTGGTCATGGACACCGGCCCTGGCTACAACTCGAAGCGCCAGCAGGCTGTGGACACGATGATGCCGCTGATGGCTGATCCGCAGGTTTTTCAAGCCGCTGGCGACCTATTGTTCCGCAACATGGATTTTCCGGGCGCAGACATTATTGCCGACCGCTTGGCCGCAATGAACCCAATGTCGCAGATTGATCCAAAGTCTGACATCCCACCGCAGGCGCAGATGCAGTTATTGCAGTCGCAGAAAACGATTGCCGATATGCAACAGCAAATGATGGCTATGCAGCTAGAGATTCAGAACCGTGGTCAGGTCGCGCAAATCCGCGAGGAAGGTTCAAGCCGCCGCAAGCTGATGGACGTTATCAGCCGCGCCTACAACACCGACACGATTAATGAAGCCAAGATCAACCAAGCCAACCTAAAAGCCACGACCGACCAGAACAAGGTTGAGCTGGATGCGATGTTGAGGCTGGTATTGGCAGGCGTTCCGATTCAGGCTTTGAGCGCAGAAATGGCGCGACGGGATGCCGAACAGCAGACACAAATGGCGTTCGCGGAGAGGGAAGTCAACGATACCGCAAACCCGTTCATTCAGGCGGGGCAGGAAATGATGGTTCAGGCAGCGCAGGCAGAGCAAATGCAAATGATGGCCGCGCAGCAAATGGCCCAGCAGCAGCAAATGCCGCAGGCTATGCCAGAGCAAATGCCGCCTGAGCAGCCGATGGTTTGACAACAAATGAATACAGGATGACAATAAACCTACCGGCGGGAACACCGGGTCAATTCTTAGGGAAAACCTATGTCTGAAGTGCAAGAACGACTGGCCGCTAATGTGGTCACGAGTGAGAATCTAGCGGAATTCGCAGCCCAGAAACTTGGTCTAGTTGACAAGCCAGCAGACGAGGCGGTAAGCACTGAAGCTACCGAGCCGGAAGCCGAGGCAGATCAGAGTGGACAAGATGGGGAAGGGAAGGACGCGACAGCAACAGATGAGGCTAAGGAAAAGAAGCCGAATCCTAAGCTAGAACGGCGGTTTTCAGAGATAACCAAGCAGCGGGAAGCAGCGCGAGATGAAGCGCGGCGGGAACGTGAAGCGCGGGAGGCTTTGGAAACACGGCTGCGGGAACTCGAATCGAAGGTCAATCCACCGGCTGAAAAGCCTGAGAGCGATCTAGGCGAGGAACCAAAGCCGGAGATGTTCAACGATATGTTCGAGTACGCGAAAGCGTTAGCCGAATATACCGCTGACAAGAAATTGCTGGAACGGGATAACGAGGAAAAGGCGCGTAAAGCGGCAGCAGAGCAGGAAGCAAAGTTTTCTGCGTGGGCTGACCGAGTAAATGCTGCCAAGAACGAGTTACCGGACTTTGATGACATGGTGCAAAGCAGTGAGGTTCGGGTATCCGATCCTGTACGCGACGCGATCATCGAGTCAGAGCATGGGCCAAAAATTTTGTATTGGTTGGCTGAAAACACCGACTATGCAAAGAAGTTGGCCGATATGTCCGCAGTTTCTGCCATTCGTGAGATTGGGAAGATCGAGGCACGCTTTGATAAGGCAAAAGAGCCGGAACCTAAGGCTGTTGTTGGGAAGTCAAAAGCGCCAGCGCCGATTAATCCGTTGCGAGGCGCGGTCAGTACAGTTGATGGGAACTTGGATGCCGATGGCAATTTCCACGGAACCTATCAGCAATGGAAAGCCGCCCGCGCAAGCCGGAAAATCCGCTGATTAACACCCTTTTCTAAAAGGAAATAGAAATGTCCAACAATTTGCTAACCATTAGCAAGATCACCAACGAGGCGTTGATGGTCTTGGAAAACGAACTAACCTTTTCGTCCGAAGTAAACCGCGAATACGATGACCAGTTTGCCGTCGTAGGCGCAAAAATCGGTAACACCTTGAACGTCCGTCGTCCTGGCCGTTTCATCGGTACAACTGGCCCTGCGCTGAACGTTGAAGATTTCAACGAAACCAGCATTCCTGTCACTTTGTCGACCCAGTTCCACGTTGACACCCAGTTCACCACGCAAGATTTGGCACTGTCGCTCGATATGTTCAGCGACCGCGTTCTGAAGCCTGCTGTGGCGGCTATCGCCAACAAGATCGACTTTGACGGCCTGACAATGGCTAAGAACAGCACTGCTAACATCGTTGGCACCGCTGGCACGCCACCGACCGGCCTGATTACTTACCTGACCGCGCAGGCTTATCTGGATTCAGAAGGCGCACCGCGTGATGGCCGTCGTTCTTGCATCATCGAGCCATTCACTTCGGCGACCATCGTTGACAGCCTCAAAGGTCTGTTCAACCCGCAGTCGGCTGTAAGCGATCAGTACCAGAAGGGTCTGATGGGTCGTGATTCGGGCGGCATGAACTGGAAGATGGACCAGAACGTTGTCGCGCAGACTTTCGGCGCATGGACTACAACTGCTGGCACGCTGACGGCTAACACTCAGTCAATCGGTATCGCAACCGGCTGGGCATCGTCATCGACCATCACCCTGACCCACTCAACCGGCCTAACCCTGCGTCAAGGCGATGTGATTCAGATCGCTAACGTGTTTGCGGTCAACCCACAGAACCGTCAGGCTTATGGTTCGAACAAGGCGCGTAACTTCGTGGTGCAAAGCACCGTTACAGGCACTGGTTCTTCGACAATCTCGGTTACTGTTGTCCCAGCGATCATCACTGGCGGTCAGTTCCAGAACGTTACGATCCCAACCACTTCGGCTACTGCGACCGTAACCCCGTTCTCGATTGGCACTTCGGCTACTGGCACCGTATCGCCGCAGAACATCATCATGCACCGCAATGCGTTCACGCTGGCGACTGCTGATCTTGAGCTGCCTGACGGTGTGCATTTCGCTGGCCGTGCGTCGGACAAAGAGCTTGGTCTGTCGATGCGTGTTGTTCGTCAGTACACGATCAACAACGACTCGATCCCGACCCGTCTGGATGTCTTGTATGGCTGGGCACCGCTGTATCAAGAACTGGCCTGCCGTGTCGCAGCCTAATTAACATTGAAAGGAAACTGACATGAGCAATCCAGGACCAGCAAGTACCCAAACCAACCACCCATCGAACCTAGCCACTAACCAGGCTTACCGCCTGCTGGCTAGCGCCCAGGGTGTAAACCTTAACTCCGTAGCTGACACCATTGCCCCAATCCTGAATTCAACATCGTGGAGCGTTCAGGAAATTATTGTGGCCAATGCCAGCATCAACCTGACCACCGCGCAGCTTGCTGTTTACAGCGGCCCAAGTGCAACTGGTGTTGCAGTCAAAACCGCTTACGCACTGACCGGCAATTCGGCTAGCGACAAAGTGGTTGTGACTGCTGCGACTGATACTGACTCACTTACCGGTGACAATCTGTACATTCGTTGCACGACTGCACAAGGCGCTGCTGCTACCGCTGATGTGTTCATTTATGGTTTCGACCTGTCGTTCCTTCCTTAACTGGAATGGAATAATGAACTGAGAAAGCCGCCCTCCAAAGGGGTGGCTTTTTCTCATTAAAATCAATGAAAGGGCAAACCATGCTGCCAAGTTTTAGACCCAACGGCCCGTCCTACCGCATTACCGTACCGAGCAGCGCATCAACAGCGTTGCAAATCGTTCCGAATACCAACGTTCAAAACAATTACGTTTCGCTGATTAACACTGGTTCCGCTCTGGTAACGGTATCGCTTGGCACGACATCGGCGACAACGGTCACTCCAACAGTGCCATCGACCGGCGCATCGGTGCCAGGCGTATTGCTGCCGCCGTCTATGAACTATCCAATCGTTGTGCCTGCGCCGCGAAATGAATTCTTTATTTCGATCATCGGCAGCGCAGCCAATGGTGAGCTATTGGTAACACCGCTGGCGGCGGGGTAAGCCATGACCAATCAGGTCGCTAACCAGCAGACCATTAATATTGTTCCGGTACAGGGCATATTTGGCCCTGAGCCGACATTTACGCCGATAACGCTGGTCGGCCCTGCTGGGTCGTACTTTTATCCGGTTATTAACCCTGTTCAGTCGGGTTTGACCATCATCAATTCGACGCTTAATTCGTCGGTTATTGGTGGAGTCACACCGGCTGCCGCGACGTTTACCAACATTACCACCACCACCGGCACGATTTTGACGCTGCCGAGCGCGAACACCGACATCGCCAACAAGCAATATGTGGATTCGGTAGCGCAAGGGCTGAATATTAAAGCGGCCTGCGCGTACAGCACGACCGGAAATATCACGCTATCAGGGCTGGGAACGCAGGCGGGTGGCGATTGGCCATCGACTTTGACTGCTGGTGACCGGATTTTGGTCAAAAATCAGGGGTCGGCGCAGTTCAACGGTATTTATGTGGCGGCGGCAAGTGGTTGGACACGCGCTACTGACATGAATGCGTGGGCAGAGGTTCCCAGCGCGTTCACATTCGTGCAGCAGGGCGCGACGTTGGCCGATACCGGCTGGGTTTGCACATCCGATCCAGGCGGCACGATTGATGTAACGGCGATCACATGGACGCAATTTAGCGGGGCTGGATCGTATTTGGCTGGCAACGGCCTGCAATTGATCGGCAATACGTTCTCTGTGCTGGCTAACGGCACCACAATCAATGTAAGCGCGTCGGGCATCAAGATTTCCGACAATTACGCTGGGCAATCAACGATCACAACGGTCGGCACGCTAACGGCGGGGACATGGAACGCGAACACGATTGCAGCCGCTTACGGCGGCACTGGCTTGTCAAGTTATACGACCGGCGATCTGATCGTCGCATCGGGATCGACTACCCTGACGCAGCTTTCCGATGTGGCTACGGGCAATGTATTGCTGTCGGGCGGTGTTGGCGTAGCACCGTCTTACGGGAAAGTCGGGCTGACTACCCATGTTTCGGGCATTTTACCGATTGCCAATGGCGGGACAAACACTAGCACAACGCCGACAGCGGGTGCGGTGGCGTATGGCACTGGCACTGCTTACGCATTTAATTCGGCTGGGTTAGCTGGTCAATATTTGCAATCGACCGGATCGGGCGCACCCGCATGGACCACCATTGCGAACAGCGGCATTGGATCGCCTGGCTATTTTGGGTCGTTTTTTGACGTGGGTGCCAACCAAACCGCAGCCAATACGACAACCGCGTATGTGATGCGAATTAACACTACCGTTGAAAGTAACGGCATTTCGTTAGCCAGCAACGGTACTTATCTGTCCCGCATGACGGTTGCTAACAGTGGGGTGTACAGTTTCATTCCATCAATTCAATTTGTAAACTCTGACAGTCAAATTCATGATGTTCAAGTTTGGTTCAGAAAAAATGGCACCGATATTCCAGACAGCAATAGCCAGTGGAGCGTGCCAAATAAACATGGCGGCGTAAATGGCAATTTAATTGCAGCATTAGCATTTACCGTTACATTAAATGCTGGTGATTATGTCGAAATGGTATGGGCGGTCACAGACACCAGTGTTTTTATCAGCGCTTATCCAGCAGGAACCACGCCCACAACGCCAGCAGTACCAGGCGTGATCGTTTCAGTAACCAGCCAAGCGCAAATTGGCATTGGTTATTACGGATTAACATCGACTAGCACTGTTACACCGGGACTAGGCACCAAAACGTTTGTCACCAACCAGCCGTCAACTAGCGTTGCGTTTACGGTCGGAACGGCGGTCAGGGTTGCTTATCAAAGCGATCCGACGGAATTCATGCAAGGCGTTATCACTTCGTTCAGCGGCACTAGCATGAACGTTTTGGTCGATGCGTTTAATGGATCATCGGCGCGATCAGCGTGGGATATTTCGGTATCAGGCAGCAGCGGCGTTACGAC